ATCTCAGCAGAACCCTGAGCCAAGTCGCTGATAGCAAAACCCTGATTCAACTCCTGCTGAGTGACGGTAAAACTCTTGGTGATCTGATTAACAGTCACCGAGGTAGCAGCCAGCGTGGACTGGTTAGCCGCGCCATCTTCAAAGTTGGTAGCGTTATCAACAGTCGCATCACCAGTGGTGAACTTTTTGACCTGAACGGTAGCGCGGGGACGCAAGTTATCCAAGCCAACGTTGCGCGTAAAGCCAGCGATCATCGCGAGCTTAGTGGTAGCAACAGTGATAACCGCATCAGCGAGATAATCGACAACCAAGCCAGCCGCGAAGGTGTTTGCATTCTGGGGAGCGATCATCGCGGACTGACGCAGCAACTCACCATGATTCTCAATGAGGAAGCTCTTACGCTCTGCGCCAGCGCGGAGAGACTTATGCTTCTCCAGCAGCGGGTTGCCCAAGTTCTGAATCACGGGACGAACCGGATCAGGAGCGGGAGCGGCGGTGGGCGACTTAATGGAAGCCTCCAAAGCGGAAAGCTTAGCCATAATAGTAGCGAGATCAACGGGAGCGGCAGGAGCAGCCGCAGCCGTCACAGTAGTAGCAGTATCGGACATATTTGTGTCGGTGGTTTGTGTTGGTTGCGGCGTGGGGTCCACGCCAGAATCGTTGATGGTTTTTTCACCATCAGTCGAAAGTGTTTTGTCTGTATTGGTATCAGACGGCTCTTCTAGTTGAGCAAAGAGTGCGGAGAACCAGTCGCGTCCAGCAGCACCTCCCCAGAGGTTAGCCGCTACGTCCGCAGGAGTATTGGGTTCCGCTTCCAAAAATCGGTCGTTACGTCCCCACCAAGCGTTGGCTTTGCGGATCTTATTTTCGGTTGGAGCCTCTCCTGCAACAAGCGATTTAGCATCGGTGACAGTTGCTGGTTCCAGACCGTCGCCAGCGAGACCTTCCTCGTATTGCTCAAGACCTCGACGGAGGTTGTTTTTGACCGTCTCAGGAGCAGTCTTGGTAACAGCGCGAGGATGCCATTTAGCAGCCATTGCAAGCTGTTTGATAGGTTTGTCCACCAAGCCAAAAGCAAGAGCCTCAGCGGTGGTAAACCAAGTTTCCGCTTTCATCGCAGCGCGGATCGACTCGGCAGAGCGTCCGGTCTTCTTATTGTACACTCCAACCAGCACCTCGGCGTGTTGATCAAGAGCCTCAGCCATCTTCCGCATATCTTCCGAGGTTCCAGAAGCCATTCCTGACGGATCGTGGATCATCATTAGAGCAGCGTCAGCCATCTCTACGCGATCACCGGCAAGAGCGATAATTGACGCAATGGAAGCCGCAATGCCAACAACCCGAGTGGTCACCGGAGCTTTGCGACCGCGCAACTGGTTGTAGATCGACAAACCATCCCAAACATTACCACCGGGAGAGTTAATCTCTACGAGCAGCGGACCATTGCCAATCTCGTTGAGTACATCCGAAAACTGCTTTGCAGATAGGCCGCTTCCACCATACCAGTCTTCGCCAATCTGATCGAAGATCTGAACGGTAGCAGGATCACCGGCAGCGTTTGCTGGAGCGAAGTAAAGCCAATCTGACTTCTTGGTAAAACTCATTCGGTTTTCTTGGCTTTTGGTTTCCGAGTCTTCTTGACGGTAGCGGTAATCTCTTCCTGCTCTACAACAACAGGTTGCGACCCACCTTCTGACGGAGCGACTGGGGAAGGAGATTCAGAAGGATCATCTGGAATGTCAATAGCCGTTGCAACACTAGTTGCTGGACGCTCTTTCTGAATCACCGAAATCTCAGATACATCGACTCCGTATTTCGCAGCAAGTTGACGTACAAACAAAGCTTGTTGGGCTTTTGACTCTAAAGCAGAACGCCAGTCGAGACCACGCGCTCCGTAGACCTCATCAAAGGTAACAACGCCAGCCTCTAGTTCTGCCAATTGAGCCGCAGAGTTACGGCCAACATCTACATTCGGTGAGCGCGGAGCGGTGATTGATACTTCGTACCAATCCGAGGGAGCATCGTTTAGCGTAGGATCATTCTTGATCGCGTATTCCATCGCGTACTCATAAATGCGACGAGCCGCTGAAGCCATAACTTGATGGCGAGAGCGGAACCAAACAGACGACATATCTAGCGCACCGCGATAGACAGTTCCCTGCATCGACTCTGGGTAAACAAGAACGTAAGGGATACCAACACCAGCACAGACTTTCTCGGTCAGTTGTCGCCAATACTCCCGCATATTTACACCGGGACGCTCGGTCGCGAACTGCTCGAAACTGTCACCGTTTTTCATCACCTTTACGCCAGATCCAAAGACCTGTTCGTAGTAATTCTCAGCGGTGTTTACACTCGCTCCAGCAGTACCAGCGCGGAGGTTACTGGCTTGGACTTCGCCAGAGACGGTCTTAACAATCTGAGCGACAGAAGCTCCAAGCTTACAAGCCTCCATCTCCAACTTTTGCAGATCATCGAGATCGTGCAGATCGTTGATCACTGCCGATACAAACGGGAGACCTCTAAGCTGACCGGGACGATTCGGTTCGTAGATATGGACTACAGAGTCAGAAGGAATGGAGCGAACATCAGTCAGGTTTCCCTGAGTTTTTTCCGATCCAATAAAGTAGGAGATGGCTCGTCCAGTTCTTGGATCAAACCGGATACCGTCAAACACAGTCTCGTCCGCTTGCATTCCTGCTGGAGTAGCAATTGATTGAGCCTCGATGAGTTGTAATCGAGGTCTGCCAGTGTCTCCTTTGGTTAGCAGCAAGAACGACTCACCATCGTAGAACCAACCGCGAGCGGCTTGCCCCATCAGAGTAGAGAATGATTGGCGAGAACCAATATCGGGATACCTAGACCAGACATCAAACCACTTTTTAGCTTTAAGATTCCACGCAGAATCACTGGAGGCCGGCTGAACCGAGAAGCTGGAGCCGACAGTGTAGCTCTCAAACAAGTCGCCAAGCCTATTCAGTACAGCGTTATTCTGTTCAAAAAAGCGAGACTTGCGAACGATGGCTTGACGAGTCGAGCTAGTAACATCGAACCGCGCAGAAGTGTAAGAGGTGTCGAGATAAGAGCGGCGCAACGAGTTACCGGCTCCCTCGTATTTGTTAACGGGAGGAGGGAACAGCTTGTTCGCTATGTTTTGGAGGAATCCCATTAGCTCATTCGGGTTGTGGCTTCACGGCGGAATTGCGTAAAATCCCCATAATACCGAGTGGTTGAAACCAGAACGGCGGTCAGCATCTTGTTGTAAATCTGGAGATCGGTGGGACTAGCGATCCCATCACCAGAGAGAAGCGTTACAGCGTAATCGTAATCCGATAAAAGAGACTCCCACATTTCCAGCATTTCCACCGAAGACGGCGCACCTTCACCCGGCTTAGAAAACGTGACCGAAACGTCTGCACTTGATGTTTGGCTTACAACGTTTCCGGTTTCAATTGAACTTGCGGCAGCGGTAAGTTTTACGAGCAGCGCGGCAAGCAGGGTCAACGAAGCCTTTCCGGCATACGTAGTGCGTAGATACGACCGCTTAGTTGAGACCGTGTAGGTGACCACCGCAACGGATGTTCACTGAATTTTTGCAAACGTCAAGCAGCACTTTCAACTTCATTTGAATTTGGCTTTAGGTCGTTCCATAACATTGCCATAGCCAACTGCATCAGTTCGCAGTCGTGCAAATGGTCAGGCCATCGGTGATTTCGTTTGAACCACTGGTAACGAATTCGCCCACTTCTATTGGCTGTGGGCTTTAAAATGTGAGAGTCTAAGTGTTTCCAGTAAACATCCGAACCAACGGAAAACGCGCCTTCAACCTGCATTTGGTTTGGAAGGGAACAAACGCTCCAAGAAAACTGCTCGTTTGACCTGCGAAGCTTAGACAACATTTCTCGCAAATGTTCGGTATCAAAAACCAACAAAGGTTGAACCACATCCGTTCGCATGGAGGTGGATGTTGAAATTCCGAATGGATGAATGGACCCAGACTTTGTCGTAAAACGTGCGCCGCTTTCCCGCCCCTTCATGGGCATCCATCCAACGAGCATTGGTTTTCTAAGTCCACCCTCAGGTGGGTATCGTAATCCGCACGGATAGCTAACTGGGTTTCCGCTTGTTGAAGAATAACCGCTGCAAGCATCGTAAACTGCCTGTGTATTAAAGCCTGAGTCAATT